CCCTACCTCGCCCCAAGGGACAAGTGAAGGATCATACATAGTAAAAAAATTAAAAAATTAAAAACGGACTACTAAGATAGTCAATAGTCCTTAAAATACTTCCACACCCTGTACGTTTCTAAAGACTTGAGGTCCAACAAGTTAAGTGTTGTTATAACGTCCTCTCGATCTTTTCGAGTGTACTTTTTCTTGTATGAATCTCGCTTATGCGACACAAATACATCTTCCACATTCTCCTCGCAGTAAGACACTAGGTCTTCGCGATCAACGACACTGAACCCACCCTCTTCTGGCATGTCGAATGCTATAATTTTAGCACCCCCATACATCCATCCTGGGTTTCCAGCTACGTTTTTAAACTCACACCAAATCTCATCTGGCAGGTTATTGCCTTTTACGTCTACTCCCCACCTTCCTTCTACCTCTTCGTGTTGCATCCAGAAGTCAACATGCATATGCACGTCGTCTTTTCTGCCTGACTTTACGACCTGAAGACCTAAGTCTCTTGCCGCACGTTCAAAGCGTACTTCAGCTACCCTTCCTGTTGAGAACGAATATCGTTTCCTGTTTTGACTTTGCATCGTGGTTTGCTTCAGAGTGTTCAAATGAAGCTTCCTTTACAAGGTCAAGCTCCTGATTCATCATTATGCGAATTCCCGCAACCATGTTGGCTACGTTCCCAGAGTCCTCACGAGGATCTCCGCTTTCGTCGAATAGCTCTTCAAAAAACTCATCAATGAGTTCATGAAGCCTTACGGTGGCTATCCTGTAGCTAGCTCCTAGCTGTTCCTTTGTTAGCTCGTTTTTTACCATATCCTAGTTCTTTAAGTTTTACTATAGCTTGCTCAATCTGGTGTTTGTTTTTACAGATGAACAAAGCGGGGACTGGTTCTCCTGAGTCTATCAAGTGCTTGAGGAACAGCTTCCAACGCATCGGAAAGTCGTGATGCGAAGGAGTGTACCCTTTGGTTTCGATAATCCATTCTCCGTTTGGTCCTACGAAGTCTGGAGTGTATTTAATAGGAAGGACTATCGCACCACTACGATCCGATAAGTCTTTCCGCTTAGTAGTCATTTTCAAGTAAGTTCCTGGATACCTGAACTTCTCCACGAGCATATACTCGTGAGTCTCGTAGGTAAAGCTAAGCTTATGCTCAGACAATAAGTCCGCACAAGTCTTCTCTAGTCCGCTTTTATACTTACCTAAATTGCGCTTTTTTGCTGATTTACGCTTAGGAGTCCCGCTTTTCTGTCGTTTCACTCAGGCTAAGTTACAGCCTAATTGTCTAAAAACGAAGAGTTCATGGGAAAAACAAATGGTTCTTGCTTGCCCCCTTCTAAATCAACAGACTCAAACATCATTCTCTGAGTCTTAAATGCACGGAAGCCAGTTCTAGATGTGTTCATTTCAAATCTAAATGGCTCCTCAAGTGGAGTCGGTTCACCACCTGTTTCTACGTCACGCACCTTACGCACATGAAACTCTGTGATCTTGCGCTCAGATGGAGTTGGGTGTTGCACCTTTCTATGTATAGTCAAGAACGAATCAGCTCGATTCACAAACTTGCCTCCACCCTCGGTGTCCTCAGCGTATGGAGCTACAGGTAACCCATCTTCACCCTTGATTCGCTGTGAAGCAGTAACAGCATGCATGTTCAACCACACTGCGATGTTGTTTGCCGTAGAGAATGTAAGAAACTCAGAGGCGGCTTCGTAGTGATATTCATGCACACCGATACCTGACTTACCCATGTCTAGCTTTAAGCTGTTATACGGGTCTACAAACACAGCGTCCACCTCTTGCTGCTTCATTACCTTCTCTAGGAACACAATTATGTCTGAGTAGCTGTACACTTGCTTGTTGCTGATTACTGTGAAGTACTTGCCTACCCATTCGTAAGCTTTCTTTCGCTCCATGTAGTTCATAGAGGAGATGGGTTTGTTTAGGGCGAATTGTATAAGGGTCATCTTCAACGAAGCTGTTCGGTTCTCTGACGAGTATACAACCCATTTCCACCCATGACGCACGGTAGCGTTGACCATGAGATACAGAGCCATTGTAGTCTTACCGACATTACTATGCCCATTGATGATAGTGAACTCTCGCTTGTACCTGAAGTACTGATCGAGATCCTTGTCACCCGTGTCCAAACCTACAGGTATGCGTCCATTAGCGTAATCATCAATCCACCTGAAGTCCTCATCGTCCGAGGATATGAACGACATGTCCCCGTCGTTGACCAGCATCTCACGCTGTGCCTTCTTCTCGTCGTCGATGGTGGCTCGGATAGGGTCTTGCTTCCCCTTCTCGATAGCATCCCTGATGGTGTTTATGGTATGCTTCTCGTCATCTACATCACGCTTGAGTATCTCACGAGTAAGTACACGGACTACCTCGTCCTCTTCCATACGTCCAGCGGATACATATCCACCACATAATCTAGCAGCACGAAGAAGGGTAGCATGTTTCTCCCCGTCATCGCACTGACGTATCATACGCGCAGCTAGATTTAACTTTAAGTAATCCGTGTAAACGCCTGATTGTGAGACAGCTACCTGTGATTCACTCTTTTCTGTTGCGAACGCACCGAAGGTAGATGATTCATCTTTGATGATGATGTCTGGGTCGTATGACTCGAAGCATGCACGGGATTCATTGATGCCTGACTCATCTACCTCTAGGTCGTATTGCTTGTTGAAGTATGTACGTAGCGCACGGAAGTGATCGCGGTGACGCTCAGGGTGAGTTATCTTGACTAACGCTTTAAGCCCATCACCCGAAGGAGAAACCCAACAGCTGTACACATACGGGTCTGTACTGAGAAGAGCTTTGGATGATGTAACATCAATATGATCAAAGTCAAGAACAATGTATCCGCTATGTTTTTCAATTGATTGGTCTTTTCTGTCGCCAAACTCACCGCTGAATAGTACAACGGGTAGGCTTTTTTTGAAATCCTTTTCTCCACCACGAACAGCTTCAATCGTTGGCGCAGAAGTCCCCTCCTGTATTCTTTTGAGGGCAGTCACAATCGGAATCACATGGGCATCCGCCTTTGACTTCTTGTACAGGTCTTTGTATATCGTTACGTTCATCCGAGTATTTGTATTCGAGTAGTAGATTTAAATAGTGAATGGCCTTCAGGACATCCTCTTTGCCGTTCTTGAATTCGTGTCGGCATACGTACTTAATTACGTTCCCTTCTATGAAGGGTATGTCATTAGCTGCTATGAAGTCAGTGGGCTGAATCTTCATTTCCTTGTAGTGCTTACCGCCTACTTGTTTATCGCTATGTTTCATCTGATGTTGTTCCAACTTGTTTTATCGAAGTTATGGAATCAATTACAATAGTCTTGTTCTTAGCCTTAGCGGTAAATAACTCGCGCTCAAGCCTTGACATTGTTTTTCCGTCCTTCTTCATGATGTCTGATGGGTCATCATACTTGCTTACGATCCACACGTTTCTAGATTGCGGTCGCTTATTCTTAATCGTTATGACCTTAGCGGTCATGGAGTATATTGGATGTCCCATAATATTAGAGGAAGAAAAGGGGCAGAGCTTTCGCTCCACCCCGCTCCCTGTTAAAACAACCTGTTAGAACGGAAGGTCGGAAGACCCTTCGGATTTAGTTGTTGTGCGACGCTCTTGTGCCGCCTCGCTGTTAGGATCCCATACGCTTAGGCATGGCTTGCCATTCTTCGACATGAATAGTCGAAATCTAACGTTGCCGCCCTGACCCTGTGCATCACGCTTGGTGGTGTACTGGTCGATAGCATCCTTAAGCTCGTTGTCCTTGAGGCGGAAAGACCACCCCATCAACTCGCCATTGTCATTGTAGCTTGGCTCATCGGCCCAGCCTACTAGTACGCTTTCGTACTTCTTTGTTTGTTCACTCATTTGTAGAGAAAGTTAGTAAATAAGACATGAAAAATAATTGCACCTGCAATAAGAAAAGTTCGTTTGATTAATTTTTTATACTTCATAATTGAGATAATCTTTTTGTGGATTGTAGTCCTGCTCCAGGAAGTCAGTGATACGCTTGAGGGCATCATGAAACTTCATCTCTCCTGTAAACAGGGTGGAGTCAGAACATTTAACGAGGGCTGGAAGGTACGGGTAAGTTTTCTCCTGTACAACCCAATAGAAATCTTTTATGCTAAACACCTCTGTGTAGATGTAAGCTTGGATATCATATGAGAAGTCCTTGATAGCATACCGAAACTTCTCTGAGCTACGTGCTGACTTACTATCGCTAATGAATCCATCGCCTAAGCAGTCGAGGAATCCCTTCACTTGTATGCCGTGTAGTTCTTCGAGGAACCCTACCTGATAATCACCCTTGAGGTGAGAGTCAAGCAAGCCGCATGTGGCTAGCCTGTCGATCATATCGTTAGCTGTCTGCCACTCATCGTGTGATACGATTGACTTACCATCCTCAGCTGCTTCCTCCTTGATTTCCGCTAGCTTAGCCTTGTACTCGGCAGTAAGTGTAGGTTTCTTAGAGGCTTGAGCCTTGTCGGATAGAGTTGTTACGATGGCTGACGGAGACATTACCGTGTACTTCTCGAAAGCTTTGTCCCGTTCGAACAACAGCATATCGTACATAGTACCGAACTCTAGTGCGTCCGACTTGTATTTAACTTCGCCCTTCATGTAGCGATCGAACTGAGCCATATCGCCTAGGGCTTGCTTGAGAGACGAGTACGACAAGTGAGACTTGCCGTACCGCTCCATTAATTTATCTGATATATTCATTGGTCTTCGTATAATGGTGTGCCGTCTTCAAGCATGTACTCATAGGTTTCTATCTCAGCCCAGTGAGTGGGCTTGCCAGCAGTACACCAGAAGGTTTTACCCTTGCTGTTAATGTGATACTCTGCAATGTCCACATCGCCGAGAAAGTCCTTATGCTTGATGAAGTAAAGCCCAGTACACACAGGCACTTCGGTGTCGTTGTCTACCCATTTCTTGGGCATTTTTGAGTTGAGACACTGTGTTCGAAACCTATGGAACGTAGCTATGTTAGTTAGCTTGCGGTTCTGTACTGGATACTTGTTCATCGTACAAACTTCTGTAAGCCAGACATTTGTTTATCAGTAAGACTACCTCCGTACTTACCTACGATAGACTCATATGCTTTCTTCTTGTCGGTCTGCGACTTGATGTAAGCAACAGCCTTGTCCATGATGTTTTCAGGCGGGTCAGTGTCAAACTTCTCTTGCACTTTCTTCACCATTTTCTCAGCCTTGGTAGGCTCGGCAGGTGCGGCTGTGTCTTGCTTGGCGATAGCGTCAGAAACCTCGTTAGCTGAAGCGATTGATGTATCAATACCAATACCGAGCATAGCTAATGCACGACCGATAGCTGACGTCTCACAGTTTTCTACGTAGCTAGTTTTGTTGATGTTGCTACTGCCTTGCACTTCATGCGCATGACCTACCGATATGATTCGGTTACTTGCGTCTACGATCGACGCCTTACATACACATTGAGCTTCGTCTAGCACAGTAAACTCTGTGATAAGGCTCCAGTTTTTATACTGCTCCTCCTGTCGGAAGAACTTGATTCGTTCGTTGACCTCAACGTACTGCTTGCCACGAATGTTCGTGGTCTTGAATTTGTAATTACTCATACGAGTTCTTGTTTTAGATTTTCAGCTAGACCCTCTAGCCTTTTGATTTGGATTCGAATAGTTTTTAGTTTGTCCTCAATGCTGTTGTATCGGAGGTGCATATTGCACAGCCTTACAGCTAACAGGTACTTGTCTTCATACCCATCCCATGAGAACAGGTTGGCTTCGTGCTGACCAGTGTGGTGTACTACTGTGCTGTGGTCTCTGTCAAAACTCTTGCCTACTTCCGTCTTGGTCATGTGCTGAGCCATAGCAACCATCAGTGCGGCTCGTGCCTGAACTTGTGGTGCCTTCCTCGCTGTATTGG